GGAAGGACCACTTCCCTATTTCATCGTTGGGCAAAAGATCTCGGTGCAATCGCAAGTCCGTTTGACCCAAAGAATGGACAAGTAATTACAATGATAGATGTAGATTACTACGTCGACATGCCTTCTATGCTTGCAAGGTATAATACGCACACTTTCTTCCTATACACTTTCCTGCCCTCATCTCCTGCTGGTACAAGCGTTAACGGAGCTCCCTGTGATTACACTTGGCAGACCTGTTCTGATGGTACTGTCAATGTTCACTACTCCGGAGATGCGACCTACACGCACAAGATATGGAACTGGTGGGAAGATCTGATAACTATAGACAGATTTCCTAAACGTTATGTTTTTCAAGTAGTCAAACGCAGAATAATGCCTCATCGTTATTGCGTTGCAGTAATTCCGTACGCGAGTTCCTATCTTAAGGTGGAAGGAACCCCTTTAGTACGATTCAACCCAGTGATAAATACCCCGGACGGGGATTACGCAGTTATTAGCTCGCGTGATCAAGATCAAGAAACCATAAGTATCGCCCCCGTGGATGTACCGCACGCTCTGACCCTACCCAGGGAGCAGTTCGAAGCGATACGCCAAGCTGCTATCTCATCTAAGCACGGAGTCACAGCTTCCTTTATCGGCCAACAGGTTGAAACTCTAAAACGTACCGAAACCCACTTACTGTTAAACTACTTCAAACACTGCGGAGTAATCACACCCGCTAGGGTCTCACCTACTGAAGATTCTATACAACGATATCAATACAAGAAACATAATCCAGACGCCCGACCCGCGCTCAACGCGTTTATGTCCCCTCTCATGCTTGGCAGTTTCTCTCCTGATCGCTCAAAAGGAAATGAAGAAACAGCTGTAAAGTATAGGTTAAACATACCTCAGTCAAAAACTAATCGACCTGTGCCCTCTCGTTATTACAATTACGCTTCTAATTTTATAGATGAAATAATTGCGACAACAGGATACCTCGAACTCGCCGATGAAGATTTAGTTATTGAGAAACAATCCCGACCCACCCAGAAAAGAATTCTTGACGAAGCGTTCCTAGCTGGAGAACTACTTGTAACATTCATGAAGTCCTTCGGCAAAACGGAATCTTATGCTTACGCCGCACCCACAAGAATCATCACTGGAGAGGGATCTCCATCTCTAAAACTTTTCGGATCACGAGCGCAGTATGCTGTAGCTGCAGCATTAAAGAAATTGCCTTGGTATATGCCAGGCAAGAAACCATGCG